CTGCGCGTTAGTGGTTACGTCTGCATCCGGACCGGAACGCGGGAAAACGATGTCGTCGTGCCCAGCTTTTTTCCCGCTGTGCGGGCCATGCTGGATGCCGACTTGCCGTCCAGGGATGAGATCACGTCGAATTTTTCGGCTGCCGGCTTCACGCCGAAGCACCATGAAATCGTCACGGAAATCGTAGCCCCGGACTGGCCAAGCTTCGTTCGGAAATCGGCGCTGCGCGTCGACTCCTTCCTGGCGCGTCTGTCTCGCACGGAGTTCGATCAAGGAATGGCTTCGCTTCGCGCTCATAGTGCCAACGTCAACCCGTAGGAGGCCGTAAGGGAGCAGATTGACTGGTTCGTATTTACAAGACGCGCGTAGGCGCCGTATTGTTGATTAGTGACCCAGCCGAGGCGCTTCGACCAGTTGAAGGCAGCTGCACCAAGTCGCGGCGTTTGTAAGCTCGTCTATTACGAAAAATACGGGTGTTGGCGTGAGCGGCGCAAAGGAGGAGGACCCGCTGTCCCTCGCAGGGCAGTAATGCCGGAACCTTGTCCAGTGCCGCAAAGAGCCCCGTTCATCACCGGATCCTCGCATCTGGGCCAAGTGGAAAGTCGATCCTGGTGATTTCCAGCCGTCTCGAGCTGGTAATTTTCGACTGCGACGGGGTGCTGGTCGACAACCGCGCCGATCATCAACCGATCTCATGCCGAGGTGCTGACCGCCTGCGGCTATCCGGTCACCGAAGAGCACCTTATTGAGCGCTTCTGCGGCATGAGCGATGCAGAAATGCTTGGCATCATCGCGAGCGACCGAGGCCGGCCGTTGCCACCTTCATATACCTCTGGACTTTGTTATCGTGACTGCGGCGACAGCGGTCCTTCGCAGGGCCGGATGCGTGCCGCCGACGGCGGGACCGGTTCGTCGCTGACTCTGCGCTGGAGGAGGCAGTCAGGAGCGAACCCGTCTCTGAAATGAATTGAGCGATTCCGAGGGGTTTACAGCACCGTTATGGCGGCGTAAGGCGCCTGTTTTAAGTCGTATCGGCGGGATTTTTGGAAACCCTGCGGCCTGCCGCTTCGTTAGGTTTGGTTTGTTAAGATGCTGTAAGCCCTATCATTTTTCCGCCACCCGGTATCAGTGCTGGCGAATTTACCGTCTATAAAAGAGGCCGGCTCGGCCGCGCCAACGCTCATTGAGCGATAAACATCATCCCAATCAAGCGCTTAGGAGCTGCCGGCAAGCAGCCCAATTTACCGCGACGAGCGATGGTCGACCGCACTGTTTTCCGCCGGTCTGAGACCCCGAGCGCTTAGGGAGCTATGCGGTTTTATGGTTGAGGAACCAAAAGAGATCATTGACAAATCGTTCCTATTTGTGATACGCAAACAAACAATACGATTTTGATCATAAAACGGGGCTCGCTGGTGTTCCGTCGCTGTGCAGCGATGAGCTTTCAGTCGGCATAGGAGTTACCATCACACCGAACGTAAACCATTGTTGCTGATTTTCCAACCATTTCTTCCAAATATTTTGGGGTGAAATTATGACTTTGGCCACATCCGGTTCCCCGGAGTCCATCCCCGCCAGACCGTGGCCGGCCGAGCGGGTCGAGTTTTGGTCGATCGAACGGCTGACACCCTACAGCGCCAATGCGAGGCGTCACAGCGAAGCCGACATCGACAAGATAGGCGCATCGATCCTCAAATGGGGGTGGACGAACCCGGTTCTCGTGGACGAGCACGGCGTCATGATCGCCGGGCATCTGAGGGTGGCGGCGGCCGCGCGGCTGGGGCTCGATTCCATTCCAGTGATTGTCGCGCGCGGCTGGAGCGAGGATGAAAAGCAGGCCTATCGCCTGGCCGACAATGAACTGGCCGCGCGGGGGAGCTGGGACCCCGATCTGCTATTCAAAGAGCTGCGGGATCTCAAATCCAGCGGTTTCGACCTCGACCTGATCGGCTTCGAGCCGCATCGGCTCGAAGAGATCCTGGCCGGGTTGGGGTCGAGCGGTCTGACCGATCCCGACAGCGTCCCGGACATACCCGATGATCCCGTCACCCGGCCTGGTGATGTATGGCTGCTTGCAGCCCACCGGATCGGCTGTGGCGACAGCACAAACGCGGCGGATGTTGCGCCGGTGCTGGCGGGAGCGCGGCCTCACCTGATGGTCACCGATCCGCCTTACGGGGTCGCCTACGACCCGAGCTGGCGCGCCCGGCGTGGGGTCGGCTCCAGTAATCTCGCGCAGGGCAGGGTGCTCAACGATGATCGCGCCGACTGGCGGCAGGCCTATGCGCTGTTTACCGGAGATGTCGCTTATGTCTGGCACGGTGCGTTGCATGGCGACGTGGTCGGCGCCGATCTCACGGCTTGCGGGTTGGAGCCGCGGGCGCAGATCGTCTGGGTCAAGCAGCATTTTACCTTAAGCCGCGGCCACTACCATTGGCGTCATGAAAATTGCTGGTACGCGGTTCGCGTGGGGAAGGCTGGCCAGTGGCAGGGTGACCGCAAGCAGACCACCGTGTGGGAGATCGCCAACAACAATCCGTTCGGTAATCGACAGCGCGAGCAGAGCTGGGGACACGGCACGCAAAAGCCGATCGAGTGCATGCGGCGTCCAATCGTCAACAACAGCCGGCCCGCCCAGCTGGTCTATGACCCGTTTCTGGGTTCGGGCACCAGCCTGATCGCGGCCGAGATGACCGGCCGCACCTGCATCGGTCTCGAGATCAGCCCGGCCTATGTCGATGTCATCCTGCGACGCTGGCAAGACTTCACCGGTCGCACCGCGATCCATCAAGCTTCGGGTCAATCCTTCAACGAGCGTGCCGCCAATCAGGACCGGGCTCTATCACCGGCCGCCGATGCCTAGAAAGCCGTTTGTCGTCAATGAGACGGTGCGCGAGAAGGTGCGCCATCTGGCAGGGGTCGGCGTCCGTCAGGACGATATCGCCCGAATCATCGGGTGCGCGCCCAAGACCTTGCGCAAGCGGTGTCGCGATGATCTCGATCGCGGTGTCGCCGAGGCCAATGCCATGGTTTCCGGATCTTTGTTCGCCGCCGCGAAGGGCGGCAATGTGGTGGCCCAGATCTTCTGGCTGAAGACGCGGGCGCATTGGCGCGAGAGGGCGGCGCAAAGCGACGCGGCTTCGGGCGGCGATGCCGGGGGGAACCCACCAGTGGTCCTCGTGCTGCCCGATAACAGCAGAGACCCCGAGCTGACCGACGCGCTGCAAGACGCGCGTGGAGACATTTTGCGAGGAAGCACAGATCGTGACGAGTGAGTTGCAGGATCCAATGTCGACCCCTACCGCGCCGACGAGCAAACAGAGTGCACGCAGTCGGCAAGAGTGCTACCGCACAACGCAACAATCTTGGCGCCTGGGGCGAGACCCCATGTCTCCACTCGCGGCCACCATCACGGCGCAGCGCGGCCGGCAGACCGAGTTTCTTCGCAGTCCGGCCGACATCTGCATCTATGGCGGTGCCGCGGGTGGCGGAAAAACCGTCGGGGTGATCCTGGAACCGCTTCGCTACGCCACTCGGGTGGCGAATTTCACCACCGTGTTTTTCCGGCGCTCGACCCCGCAGATCACCAATCCCGGCGGGTTGTGGGATGAGAGCCAAAACTTCTACCCCCGCCTCGGCGGGATCCCGCATGTCGGAATGCGCGAATGGCGCTGGCCGCGTGCCGGCAGGATCAAGTTCTCACACCTGCAGTTCGACAGCACGGTTTATGACTGGCAAGGCGCGCAGATCGCGCTGATCTGTTTCGACGAGCTGACGCATTTCACCGCGCATCAGTTCTTTTACATGGTCAGCCGCAACCGCTCGACCTGCGGCGTGCGGCCTTACATCCGAGGTACCTGCAACCCCGACGCCGACAGCTGGGTCGCCGATTTCTTGGCGTGGTGGATCGACCCGGAGAGCGGGCTGGCAATCCTCGAGCGCGCCGGTGTGCTGCGCTACTATGTCCGCGTCGCGGAGAAGACCATCTGGGCCGACCGGCCCGAGGAACTGACGCAACACCTGCCGCAAGCCGAGGACTTGCCGCCGAGCGTCGACCCGCCGCGGCCGATCAGCGTCACCTTTATCCCCGCAACCGTGTTCGACAACCCAATCCTGCTGCGGGCCAACCCCGAGTACTACGCTTGGCTGCTGTCATTGCCGACGCTCGAGCGCGAGCGGCTGCTCGGCGGCAATTGGAAGATCCGGCCGGCCGCCGGGATGTATTTCAAGCACGAATGGTGCGCCACCGTCGACGAGGTCCCGGCCGATCTCGACATCGTGCGCTATTGGGATCTCGCCGCAACCGAAAAGACCGAGCGCAACGATCCCGATTGGACGGTCGGCATCAAGCTCGGCCGCGACAGCTCAGCCGGCTACTACTTGCTGGATATGGCGCGAGTGCGAGCCAATCCGGGTGACGTCGAGCGCTTGCTGCGCGACACTGCCGAACAGGACGGCAAACGGGTCCGCATCGGGTTCGGCCAGGATCCGGGGCAGGCCGGCAAGAGCCAAGCGCTACATCTCGTGCGCGCGCTCGACGGCTTCACCGTGACGCCGGCCCCGGAGAGTGGCGACAAGCTGACGCGCTTCGGGCCGTTCAGCTCGCAGTGCCGTGCCGGCAATGTGAAGATCCGGCGCGGCGCGTGGAACGAGGAGCTGTTCCGGGTTCTCGAAGGCTTCCCCGATCTCGCCCATGACGACGAGGTCGACGCCTGCAGCGGAGCCTTGGAAATGCTCAACCAGCGCATGAACAGCTGGGGTTTGTACGAATTGATGCGCCGGCAGGCGCAAGAGCTCAAGCAGCAGCGTGAGCCGGAGCCGCGCAAAACCCATTGGGCCCCCGGCTCGGCCGAATGGCAGACCGAGCAGGAGGCGAAGAGAAAGGCCCAAATCGAGGCAGCTGCGGTCGACGGCACGGCTGGCTCATCTCCGAGCGGACCGCCTTCCGAAGCGCCGTGAGCCAGGCCAGGATCCCACATGGATGGGGTGCCGTCTCGCAACCGAAGCTGATTGTCGTCCGAGAGACGTAAGGCGAAGACAGTAGCCTCTCAGCGTC